AGCAATCGCAGTTGCGGTAACAGTAATTGTACCAGAAGTAGAACCAGAGAAGTTAGCACCAGCAGAACCAATAGTTGGTGTAGTAAGTGCTGCGCTAGTTAAAGTCTTATTAGTTAAAGTATCGGTTGTTGCACGACCAACTAAAGTATCAGTTGCAGCTGGTAGAGTTAATGTACCAGAAGCAGCGGCAGTTGCAACAAGAGTTGTAGTGCCTGAAGAAGAACCAGCAACAGTAAAACCAGCAGAACCAATGGCTGGAGTTGTAAGAGTTGCGCTAGTGATTGTTGGGCTAGTTCCAAGAACTAATGCACCAGAACCAGTAACAGTTGTTGCACCATCAAATTCAGTTACCCATGTTTCTGCGCCAGTTGAAGCAGCAGTAAACACAGCACCAGCACCAGCTGGAATTGTAGTAATTGAACCAGAAGCAGAAGTCTGGATTGTTAATGCACCAGTACTTTGGTTAGTAATGTAATATTCTTGACCAACAGTCAGAGTTGCAGTACTTGGTAATTTAACTGTTTGAGTAGTTGAACCAGTGAAGAACTGGTTAGCAGTGCTAGAAGATGTTAAAGTAGTAGTTGTTCCACCAGTTGCAGTAGAAGTATAACCACCAGCACCAATAGAAGAAATTGTTACTGTTGCACCACTGACTGAAGTGGTAATACCATTACCACCAGTAAAGGTTAACGTGCTACCAGTAGAAACAGTACCAGTTGTTCCACCACCAGCAGCAAGAGCAATACTAGAAGATGCTTGTGCAGTCCAAGTAGCAGTGTTACTTCCATTGGTAGTTAATACGTATCCATTTGTACCAGCGTCTCTTGGTAGTGTCCAAGTGCCAGCAATTTGCACCATGCCAGTGCCGTTAGGATTAAGTACTAAATTACCATTACTGTTGGTTGTACTTAATGTGTTTCCTGTTAATTGGGTATTGCCAACTTTCCAAGTATCAATTGTACCAGTTGACGAAAGAACTGGAATTGAAGATTGGTTTGTTGTTAATGTACCAGCAGTTGAGGCATCAATTAAACCAGTATAGTATGTACCACCAATAACAAAGTGATTTGCTGCGTTGCCACTGGTTTCTGCGCCCATACCGATGTATAATCGGTTACCACCCGCACCATTTAATGCTGAGTATGCTAATTCGCCTGCGCCAAGAGTAGCAGGATTTCCCGCAGTACTGGAACGCTTAATTCTGATAATAGATGCCATCTTTTATTTCTCCGTTAAAATTCTCCACCTTCCATGTTCTGCGCATCGAGGGTAGTTGTGGATGTCCACTTGTTTGTTGTTGTTTTATAGACTAGAATTGACCCATTCACTTTGCCATTCGTTGATGTATCTACATCGCCAACAGAACCTAGAGACTCTAGATATACTGGATTATCCAAATTAGACGACACTGTTACAAGATTTTCTTGTTGTAGTGTTACGATTAGCTCATTAGACATATTTGCTTACTTAAATTTGTGTTATTTGAGGTGTTATTGTTACAATACCTTCAACTACTCTAGTTTTAACCCCAGCACTAGAGGAAATTTCCAAATCATACAAATATCTTCCTGGGGGAATAACTTCTGATTGTGCAGCTGATAATTCAATTCTGACTTTGCCAGTTGCCGCACTATAAATCGAGGAAGTAAAAGCATATGCTGTTGAAGATGTATATGACTTTCTCATCTGAGATTTAACTGTATAATTGGTTAGGTTTAATGCCTCGCCAGTAGATGCCCCAACAGTGATTATATTGCTATAATCACTGCCTTGATCTATAAAGATGTTCGCTACAGTTGCCATTCATAACTCCGTGTTTTACTTCTTTATTTATAATTCTATAGAATGCAAACAAAAATCCCACCGAAGTGGGATTTAATATAATTATAATTTTCTTTTGGTTATATTAAATTCCACCGAGAGCATTAAAACGATCCCAAACCCAATCAGTAGCAGCACTTGCGTCAAATGGAAGTAAATTGCCTGTAACAGATGAAGGATCTCGCATTTCCAAATCCGTTCCAACTGATGTCAAATAAGCCAACAAATCAGCTTTTGTGGGAATAACTTCAAAATCTCCCGTAGCGTTATCATTTGTAATACCAATTATTACCAAATCACGTGGCCAAGTTGCAGTAGGATCAGAAACTGCAAAAGCACCATTCACTTCATTATCACCAAAGTAAATAAAATCAGGAATTGTTCCTTCCGCAGTTAAACGATATTTAATTACATTACGTGCCATTTAATTCTCCAATTGAGGTGTATTTGTCAATGACTGACGATCAAGAACTTGAAAACCACGATTTGCGGCAAACTTGGCGGCACAGTCTTGGAACTTATCAGCACAGGCTTCTAGCCATTGTACAGTCATCTCATGCGTAGGTGCTATACCTTTAGACATCATTTCGTTTTCCATACTTAAGTAGGCAAATACCTCAGCTTGGGCTTGCGCAGCATTAATACCCAAGTCAAATAGATAAATCATATTACCCTCATCAATTATACCATTACGAGTACGAGCAGCATTTAAACCCTGTTTCATACAAGTCATAACATGGTAACGCTTTTCTTCTAATTCGTAGTCTTCTTCTGTTATCTCAGTTTTACCTATTTTTGCTAAGATATTATCATATTGATTAATGAAAAAGTTCAGTTTACGAACTGCGCCTTCCATGTAATTTTGTGTGCTAAAAGCACTTGCTTTGGCTTCTGTGATTTCTAATTCCAATAACTCACGATCAAATGGATCGGTAGTTTCATTCAACTTAGACTCTTTGCGACGCCACTCAATCTCTGATTTTTTTAACTTAAAGTGAGTTTCTTGCAACGCTGCTCTCGTCTGTTCAATTTCAGCCAATGATTGGTAGATTGAACGCAAGGGAGTAAGTGTTGTTATATCAAGAGTAACATTCATAAACTGTGAATGCCCCTTAAAGAAATTGGTGGTAGATTTCATTACTGCAGGCAATTTTTTGTCGATGTTACTCAGCATAACGTCATACTCAGGCTTGGCAGTTGTAAGCGCAGTCGAAATATTTTTAATAGTCAGATCGTTCAAGTTTTTATCCTATATGTTAAAGTTCAAATTATTATAAATCAAATATTAAGTAAGTCCACCTTGGGCACCACAACACCCCATTAACATACCGCCAGCTGCATGAAGTGTAAGGCTGCCAAATGAAGTTCCATTTCCAGTCGTGGCGATTGTTATATAATCGGTATTCTGACCACCAGAATAACCAACACACCCACGTATTCCATTGTTTACTGCAGAAGCATCACCAGCATTAAATGTTAATGTTCCAAAAGATGTAGCATTACCTGTTGATGCCATTGTTACATAATCAATTGTGGTAGTTGAAGAGCCTCCTGCCCATACCGCACGGGTATTGTTGCTCATGCCACCAGGAATAAAACGTCCAGTTGTTAAATTTCCAAAAGATGTAGCATTACCAGTGGAGGCAATTGTGATATATTCAATACGAGCAGATGTACCAGTTGAATTACCATATCCGCCAGCAACCATCCCTCGTGTACCACTAGAACCACCTGCGTTAAGGTTATCTACCTGTTGAGATAAACTACCAAAAGATGTTGTATTACCTGTAGTAGCTGTCGTTATATACGACATTACATCAGTTCTGCCGCTTTGGGTGGCGCTGGCACCTCCCATGATCACCCCACGAGTTGGACTTGATACACCACCAACACCATTGCTCGAGCCAGTGGCAGCACTGAGAGTACCGAAAGATACAGCATTACCAGAAGTGCCGAAGGTAACATAGCCTATTTGTGTCATATAAGAATCAACACCGTAACCACCAGCAAATATACCACGAGTAGTTGAAGCCAAGCCTACACCACCATATATACGTGCAACTTCAAGATTACCCCAAAACGTCCAATTTCCAGTTGTAGTTAAGTTGGCAGATGAAATTGCCAAATTCGATGTGCCACCAGAATTTGTTCCACGGGCAGCCCAAAGAGCTGGAGTGGGCGCGACATTACCAGCAATTGGCCAAAGACCTTGTTTAAGCCAAAATTGCGCCTGATCTAATGTCCAAATCCCAGAAGCCGCACCATTGTCGTATGGACCAGCTGGTGTTATTGGATTTGCAGTAATTAATCCACCTGGATAATTTAAACTCATACTTTAACCCATAATCCTGTTTCAATATTGAAATTCCAACCTTCACCATTCGGACGAGTGGGCACAATAACCCAAGATAAATCAGACTCACGCCATTGATAAATGTTGCCATCTTCAGGTTTAGCTACGGGTGCTTCATACGAACAAGTAGTCTCATTAAAAGACCAAGAAGAATAAAACATCGGTGACAGTGGCCAAAGTGTTTTAACTCTTTCTTGTTTTGCTAAGATTTCTTCAGCAGTCATTTGTTCGCAAGTATATACATCAGTGTATTTACCATCAACTAACTGATAAGATAAAGTTTGATTTTTTTCATATGGTCCAAGAACGTGGTTTTCAACTCGAACAAATTCAGCAAAATTGTCTGGTAAATTATCTATGTCTACATTAGGAAATGCCTGACGGAAATTTTCTTCTACAATTGGATGCTCAAATGGCATACCATCTTTAATTCTAATAAAAAGTTTCATTTTTATAAATTTCCTGTATTTATTGAAGGGAATAATTTAATCATGTTGTGTTCTATCTATGATACCAGTTGCCAGTTACCACCAGTTTTGTCGATTGATGAAAACTCAGTTTTTGTTCCATTCCAGAATAAAACTTGATTTCCAGTTCCAATAGTAAATGTATTAGTTGCCTGTGAAAAGAACCCAGTCAAATAACCAACAATACCATCTGGTAACACATAGCCATTAGTTGTAACCCAAAGGAGATTAAATGATGTTTCAGATAATTGTAGAGAAGATGACTCTATTCCATTTGCAAATGTAATAACATTACATTCAGAAATATTTGTAGACAGAGAAAAAGATGTTGGAGTTGTCATTTATGTCACCGATTTATATCAAGTTATTATAATTTGAGCATCGCCACGGGTTTGGGCGACTCTATAAGGATTTATAAAAATGTTACCATTCAACTTCGCTATTGATGATCCACTTCCAGTATAGGTAAGACCTCCAGCTGGTGTCACTGTTAAATAAAGTTCAGATGCAGACAAAGTCGTTCCAGATCTAGATAGAACATAAGCACCACCTTGTACGCCAGTAGTACCAAGCACAAAAATAGCTTTGCTATCGGATATTGGAGCCATTGATTGATTTGCTGATGCCCCCGCATCTGAATTAGTACCAAGAGTTATTACTGTCCCGAATGTAGGTGTTGTTCCAGAAATTGTCATGGCTACTGCTTTTGGATAAGTTCCTGTCGCAGCAGACTTCCATACAGCTATGGCGCTAGTGCTACTTGTTGCAGCAATTCCAACATATCCACTACTAGCACTAACCCCACCAGTATCAATTACAGCGTTTGATCCCATCGTTATAGAAGTTCCTGAAATTGTCATTACATTAACAGTTGGATTATTACTGTTTGCATTATCATCTCGAATCATTACTACAGCTGTAGATGATAGTGCATAAACTGATACTGAAGAATTAGCCCCACCAGCGGCATCAGCAATCGAGCCAAAACTTGGAGTTGTTCCACTAACAGAAATAACAACTGCCTTTCCACCAGAATAACCACATAGTGCAGTTGTTGATGTAAGAGGTGCGAGAGAAGGATATTGAGAAACCTCGCTGTTTGCTACAGCAGAACCAACCGTAATAGTAGTACCAGAAATTGATAAAACTCTTGCGTCTAAGTAATTATTAGCATTATTTTCATAAACAATTAATGCTGTAGCTGCATCTAAAGCAACCACTGCTGATCCATATGGACTAAATGTAGATTTAATTAAAGCTGGAGTTCCATATGTTATGGTAGTGCCACTTATTGATGCAATAACTGCGTAAAGACCATCGTTTGTATAATCATGAAACGAAATAATTGCTTTTGTGGTCGTTAATGGCCAAACATTTGTTTTTATTATATGAGTAGTTGCAGATCTGAAAGAAGCAGCCGCACCAATTGTAGGTGGCGCTGAAGCCCACAGATTTGCGTTCTGTGCTTGCATTTGCTGGGTAGATGTCCAAAGACCAGAATAATTAGGCATTATGCATCTCCTGTATTTGTTGATGGGAATGAACGTGTAGCACCTGGCCAGATAATACGAACTGCGCCTCTGGCTCCTGCACTGTTACTAACTAGGTCACCGCCAACTCCACCACCGCCATAAAAGCCACCACCTCCGATAATACCGCTAAAGACCGTTCCATTACCTCCGCCAGAGCCACCACCACCACCATTTGCGCTTGTACTTGTCGCTGATCCTGATCCTGTGCCAGCTGCTCCACTTGCACCCTGTCCGAGGAGACCAACTCCGCCACCGCCTGCACCGCCTGCGCTTCCAGCGCTGTTCCATCCACTCGCACCGCCACCACCGCCACCACCAGAGCCAGCAGTGCCAGAAACCGATGAACTTGTTTGATTTCCGCCATTACCACCATTACCCGCATAGCCACCAGCGCCACCACCGCCACCAGTTCGGTCATATCCTGTTCCGCTGCTACCACCACCACTACCACCATTACCACCATTACCACCGCCATCACCTGTATAAGTACCACCTGTACCACCTGCACCGAAACTGCTATAGTGTCCACTACCACCGCCACCGCCACCGCCTTTTACAGTCCTAGTGCTTACAAAATAACTATTACCACCATTTACTAAGTCGCTATTTGCATTGGAACCCGTGCCCGAGTTTCCAACAACTACAGTATAAGAACTGTTTGGAGTTACTGAGTAATTATTTATGTAACCCAAGCCACCACCGCCACCACCGCTAGCGTAGTATTGTCCACCGCCACCACCACCAACAGCAACAACAGAAACTGAAGTAACACCAGTTGGTGCTATCCATGAATATGTACCTGCAGTAGTATATGCAAACTGATCAGAACCTGAAGGTGTTACACTATTAGAAACACCACTCTGTGGACCTTCTCCATACGTATTTATTGCAGAAACTCTAGCTGTATGAGCCTGATCATTAGTCAAGCCAGTCACAACGATTGGTGATGATGCTCCAGTATTTGTAGTAATTGCACCAGTAGAAGTGTTTGTCACATAAACTCGATAAGAAGTAATGGCTCCACCGCCAGTATTTGCAGGTGCTGTAAACGGAACTGAAACTTGTGTAGTTCCTCTAGTAATTGTACCAACAGTAGGTGCATTTGGAGTTTTAAGAGGCTGGTAGGTAGCAGTTAATATCCCTGCATCGTATCGCAATGACATAGTCAGATCCCCTTAAATTAAGTCAATACTTCGTAGCCAGCAGTAAGTTCAAGTGCACTTCCCGTGCCAACAGTAACAACAACAGATTGCGATTCACCAACATAAAAAGATGTTGTTTTATCAACAATAATTAAAGATGCATTTGCTGGAACGCTGACTTGATAAGCAATACGATATGCTGTACCACCACCAGATGCTGCACTATTGACTGAAACAGTAACTGCAACTGCAGAAGCTGTTACATTAGAAGCAACAATATTGTTAACTTTAGTAACGCTATTAGAAGCTGGAGTTAATGCAGTCCATGTAGTAACTGATGTATTAGAAGGTATTAAGTATGAGGTGTTACCGTAAATTGATGTTACGCCAACGATGTTTGGGTTTGCCATTTTTTATTGCTCCTTAGAATCCGAAAATCATAGCCATTGCAATGGCTTTGCCTGTTGAGATACCACTTGCGGCTGGCGCTGTGGATTGCCATGTTGTACCGTTTGATGTTAGTACATTACCAGAAGTACTAGGCGCAACGAAGCTAACTCCAGATGTACCATTACCAAGAATTACGTTATTTGCTGTGAGAGATGTTTGACCAGTACCACCACTAGCTACCACTAAAGTAGTTGATAGTCCAGCAGCTGTTCCGCTAGTATTTTGATTACCAGATGTATTTACACCAGGTAAGTTAATAGCTGCAGTACCATCAAACGAAACACCACCGATAGTTCTGGCTGTTGCCAAAGCAGTAGCTGTTGCAGCGTTTCCTGTTGTAGAACCAGAAGTGCCACTTACGTTACCAGTGACGTTACCAGTGACATTACCAGTGACATTACCTGTAAGGGTAGCCGTAATAGTACCAGCTGCAAAGTTACCAGAAGCATCACGTGCAACGATGGTAGATACAGTGTTTGCCGTGGCAGAGTTTAAACCATCTAAAGTATCAGCATCTAAACCAGAGCCAGTACCATCAACAGTTAATAACTTTGAAAGTACATCAGCAGCAGTATAGCTACTAGAATTTAACTTGGTGCCAACTTCTGTGTTAATATTGGTGAAGTTGGTATCAACTTCAGTATTTGTAAGGGGACTCCCCTTGGTTGCTCTTAGCGTTATGGTCGCCATTGTAGTTTTTCCTTACTTTTGAGAACTTTTGTTTATTAGCATCAGAAGCATCTGTTTGATCTCAGAAAGTTCTGTCTTTATGTTATTTATATCTTCTGAATGTTCTTCTATCTGTTTCTGTTTGGTAACAGCTGCATCTCTGCGGTTGATATAATTCTGATACTCAGATCTATTAGTATTTATAATGGCGCTAGTGCTCATATCTCGCACCAGCCCATCTTTACCTTCAATTTTAACTATTCTAGTCATTATGCACAAGCGATAACACGCAGATCTTTAATTCTTGGAACTGCCGCAGAGTTTGTAGATTTCATAACTAATTTAATTTGAAGCGAATCAAAGGCACTAATATCTTTGGCAGTAAATGACATATCAATAAATTGATCACTTCCAACCTGAGCATATACAATTTGACTATCTGGAGCAATACGAATCCAATTAATAGTATCAAAAGAATCATTGGAACCAAGCTCACCAGTTTTATAGTAAACATCCACAGAAGCATCTGCAGGAATACTTGCCGCAAACTGTGCACGGATTAAATGTGATGTATTAGCCAAGTTGATTTTCTTAGTTACATACTTACTGTATGCAGAACTTCCAATAGGTGCAATTTCATCTACAAAGAAGTCTTTCTGAGAAAGAGTAATTGCAGGTGTAGCTGACTGAGTAGTAAATGCTCTATCTAATGTTACAGTAGCAGTAGTACCATTATCAGTAACTTTAGTCACTAAGAAAGTACCATCATTTAATCCACTGGTAGAACCAGAAACAGTTAGGTATTTACCAACAGCGATAGTTTGTAAAACTCCACGAGCAGTAGCATTTACAGAAGTAATAGTGCTTCCACTGAAAGCAATGGTAGTATTGGCAGACAATAAAGTCTTATCATCAATACCACCAATATTCATATTGGCAGAAGTTGGAGCATTAATCTTATTGCTAAATCCAATCAAGCTAATACGATGTGTGTCTAAGATAGGAGACAACGAATCATTAGTTGTGCTCATTGTAACATTAAATGCCACAGATTTATTTCCACTTAAACTATTATTTTCATTAATTTCAGAAGCCACCATTCTTGGAGTTACGAAATAATTATTTTCGTTGGCAAGAACATCACTAAATTCTGAGTCACGAGTATAAGCAGTTTGAGTAGAACTATCAACTGACTTACCAGTCGTAGACTTGATACCAAACGTAGTCATAGTTTCAGAGAAAGTCTGAATCTGTAGGGTTGGTTGTACTCCATCATACTGTAAGTTTCTAGTGGTACGAACAGTAGTGCCACCAGTATATCCGCTAGATGTTGGTGTTGTAGTAACAGTTATACAATAAGAATCTAAATCAACATCGCTAATGATTTGAGTTGTATAAATCTCAGCAGCAGGAACACCAAAGATTGGAGCAACATACTTGAATGCAGATCCAGAACTTAATGTAGCAGTAGCATTAGCTGCAAAAGTCGCAGAAGTATTACTTACAATAGTAGCAACCTTGCCGATGAAAGAACCAGTAGAATTGTAAATTGCAGAACCAACAGCGAGTTGCGTAGTGAATGCAGTTCCAACACCAGTCAATGTAGTATTGGCAGTGCTGGTTGCAATAGTTCCAGTACCTGTAACTCCAGTTAATTGAGTTTGATCAGAACTGGTAACAATAGTGCGTGAACCAGAAGGCATGCCATGGTTAGTTTGATATACACGAATTTTAGTTACACCACTCTTAATTTCAAACGGATCATTTGCTAGATTTTGATATGGTAGAACATCATTGACAAACTCTACGTTGGCAATTACATCAGTATCAAATTTAGCACGATAGATGGTAAACTTCAAATCTTGATTCTGGTCAGCAGTCCAAGTAGATGCGTTCTGAGATTTAAAGAATACACCCATATAAGGCTGTTCAGAAATAGTGCGACTAGATCCTGGAATCAAATCACCAATCTGAGAAATCCAAACTTGATAATTGTTCGAATCTGAAGAAAGAATAATAGCATACTCCCCATTATCCTGAACATAAACAGGAGATGGGAATTCAAACGTAGTTGCAGTATCATACTTCGGAGTTGGTACACCACCAACTGAAACTACATTGGTAGAAATATTAACATCAGCTGATTTTACAGACACTTTAGAGAATGGTAAAACTAATTTCCCTGGATATCCATTAACAACTTCACGAATTTCTAGATTTACAGGAATATTGTCATCTTTGGAAGCGAAGAAAATATCAATCTTAGTTAAGAATGCACCACCCTTTTGTTGCACTAAGAATGTTTGTGCAAGTGGATCCCACCAACCAGTATCAGAAACGATACGATCAGCAGATTGTACAATAACTTGATTTTCTACTAATTGCTCTTCAGCAAGTTGAGCATTACGCACAGCATTAACAGTTGACTGACGTGTTTCCAAAATACCTTCAGCACGATATAAAGCACGACCACGAGAAGTAAAATCACCCTGCGCTGCTACGTTATCAACCAGTTTAAACTCACGAGTACCAGTACGGAAACGAACAGATTCATTATTTGGGATATTAAAGATTAAGTTCAAATCACCAGAGAAGTTAGAAACTAATACATCTCCACTAGCAGTAGTGGTTAATGATGAGAATGTCCCAGTTGCGGCAGAGATAGAACCAGTCAATTGTTCAGAAGCAGAGAATGTACCCTTAACATTCTGCACGAACATAGAGTAAATTCCAGTAGCTGCATTATATTCTTGGCCAACAACAATAGCAGTTGCACCAGAAGTAGCACCAGTAATAACATCACCACGATTTAAACAAACTTGCGAGTCGCCATTAATACGTCTAGCAGTCTCAGAAGAAAGACCACCTACATTAGAGGAATCGTCAAATTGTCCGCTAACTGGCAAATATGTTAACTTGGACGCAGGAGTACAGAATTGAGAAACTGTAACATCATCGAAATAAGGATAGAAACGAGTATTAGGTTTTAATCCTTTAACTTGTACAAGAATGTTTCTTGAACGAATATATGGAATAACTGCAGTAGAAAGGATACGATCAGAAATAACTTCACGATCAATACGTGAGACTAAAGTTGTTTTAACACCAGTACGTGTCTGACCAATTTGTGTGGCAACTGTTTCTGCCACAACTTGACGAGCATTAACGTGTCCAGCATCTCTTCTACCGAAACGTGCATTAAATGCATCAACATCTAAGAAAACATCACCCTGACGTGCTGCCCAATTTACACCAGTTGTAAAAATTGTTCTAGCTGATACTGGTGCACCAGTCCACTGATTCTGCCATGCGTTCCAAATAGTTCCTAAAACACCAGCACGTTCAGCGATAGCTTTAACTGCATTGAAGTTACCTTCAACTTGATTAACAATATCTGGACGACGATCAACTTCAAACCAATCATCAGAGGATGGTGTTAAAGTTACTTGACCCAAGAATGTAAAGATAGCAAAGGGATTAATATTTTCTAAACGAGATGCATACTCTTGATTGATAAGTGGTACATGCTCAACGATAGGCAATGTAATAACATCACCATATAGTTTGTAGTTTGCATCGATACGATCTGCATCACTAGAATTCTTCTCGATCAGATTAATGTTTTGCATTGAATAGAATGGGCGAAGTTCACCCTTCTCCATATCAATAGAACACAAATAGTCAGGAGAAGTTACATCTCCAATATTTTGTCCCGCAAAACTGTCTACGATAAAGCCATTTTTAAATCTATCAAGACCAGCAGTATCAACAATGTTTAGTGATTCTGTTTGCTGCTCTAGTAGTGATAATGATGTATAGTATTCAAGGTTATCAATACGTTTTTCTAACTTACCGATATCACGCATAGTATAGCGTTTGTTATCTACTGAACCCACTACAACAGAAGATGATGTAGTTGAGAACGTATATGGCTCTAAAGTTAAATCATAAAGAACCATACCCAATGATGGATCAAGTGGCTCTCCTGGAGTTAAAGAAGATACGCCATCGATAGGGAAGAAGTTACCATTAAAGTCAACAGCAATCTTAGTTTTACGTGCTAGGTAATATGTAAAATCTGCACGAATATCAATACCACGCTTTGGCACTAAAGCACCAGAAGAACCTGAACCAGTAAATGTAGTACCAGCATCATCAATGCGTGGACGGAAGTCAATAGAATCACGTAATGAACTTCCATTAAAGATTGGAATAGTTTCATATGCTACGTTGGCTGGATATGAATTTACTGTGAAGTAATCACCAGTAGAATGTGTAAAGTATTCAAACTCAACGCTGATTGGAGCAGTTGGTGCAACGTATGATGCTTTTAATAATAGACGTGCTACATCATAATGAGTATTTCTCTGTCCATCATCAAATTCATATCGATCTGTAATATCGATAGTATATGAACCAGTTGCAGAAGCAAATGTTCCAGTGTCCATTTTAACTGAAACTAAACGAAATGCATCAGCTTTACCAAGTAATAACTCTGTCTTAGTTGCAGTTGCCGCAGTAGTAAATGTAGTGGTCGTAGAAGCTAATGTTTTAGCTTTCTCAGTTAGAGTTGCACCAGATTTATTTACTGTGCCAATAACAATAAAGTTTTGTGAAGCAAACGTATCAGATATTGTAAACTGAACTGTTGAATCAGAAACCAAAATTGCAGAAGGAAGAACTATAGCACCACCGCTACCAGAATCATTACACATTAACAAATAGTTATCAGTTTCTGCAGCAGAAGCAAATGTTCCACTAGAAGTGGTGACAGTTAATGTACAATTACCACCAGATGCTGAAGAAGTCGTCCCTGTGAAACGCTCCATAACTGTATAAGTCGTATCATTACTTCCAGCAGAAGAACGAACTGATTTAATAGCATAGTATGGAAGTTTAAAGATTAAACTTGTATTTTCTGGTTCTTTTAATTCTGAAGTAATCCAATCAACTGTGACACCAATCACATTCACAGCAGTAGCAACTTCAATTCTAGTCTGAGAAACGATAGATGTTACACGAACACGATTAGTTCCTAGGTAAACCCAATCTCCAACTGTAAGATCAGTTTGGAATGATGTACCTAAACCTTGGATAAATGTACCTGAACCTTGGGTACCATACGTATTGGAAGTATATGAAGTAACTGAACCAATTAAACGTGTATTATCTCCAACGATATCTGCAGTGAAACTTAAATTAGCATCACTTGATACATTGAAGTAGAAAGACTTAGCTTTTTCATGGAAAGTATATCCAGCAGTGATATTAACATCAAATAAGAATACTTTATATTGCTCAGTACCTGATGCAATTGTTCCATTGTGCCACTCAATACCACGAATACGTGCTGTACCGATTGCATTTGCGCTTGTTGGAACTGCACCATCGGAAGTTACGAATCTGTCGTAGATAGTAACTGGAGCGAATGAATGGACTGGAGGTAAGTTATTGACGTTATCAACAATAATATAATTACCAACAGTGGCTGGAATAATAGCATTATCAACCTGAACAAATTCACGTGCTTTATTAACTGCAACATATTGAGTTGCAACTTTTTCAATTTCATAACCTTGTACGTATGCTTTTCCTGGTTCTAATCCAACAGCTAATTTAGCAGAATCTCCACCATTTGCTGGTGTGTATACCCCACGATTATAGTATGGAGAAATATTATATTCCCACTGAACACCAGTAGATCCTGGACCATCATACGCCAATCCACTAGTATGCGTAGGTGCAGTATTAATAGAAGTAGATGAAGTTTTAGCAACGTATGTAGTTCCGTTACTTGTTACTATGTCACCAATCAAATATGCTCTATTTGATACCCAAGCATCTCGATTGTTATTTCTGTGCTCACGAACATCGATTTTAAATGGACGCACAGCATAATTTCCTGACTCATCATACGTGCGACGAGCAAGAGTTTTTTCTAAAATATTATATTCAGTTGTAGTTGTATGGCGAATAATTGCGCCAGCATCTACACGAAGAAGTTCAATAAAGTCTACATCTTCTACAGAAGTAGTTAACTTCTTATCTAACACCAAGTCAATGTAGTAACGATGTGCTCCTGGAGCAGCATAGTTATAGCTATTTTGAGCATTGTCTAGAAGTGATTCATATCCAGTATCTTCTGGAGTAATTAACTGCTCATCAACAGTTAAGCCAACACGATACGTTGGTGTATTTGTGTATTTGTCTAGAATGATAGTTTGTGTATCACATAAAACAAAATATCCATTAACATAATACACACCACGTTCAACTGTAGCTGTAGAACCAATTCCAGTGGCAGATGACGCATTGGCTTGAACTCTGTATGCAGTTAATGCAACAGCATCTGGAGTTAAAATCTCATTTGCTGCAAAAACTTGAGTAGTATTATCATTGCCAGAGTTTTTGTATTTAACGTATATAGTCGCTGGGTCAGCCCCAGTAGCAGCAACAACTTTCAAAACTTTAGCTTTAAGACCATTTTGACCAGTGATGTCTTGACCTTCTAAACGTGTCAGGTATGTATCAATTGCAGCACCCGCATATAGAGGTTGCAATTTAATAAATGCTACATTACAGTCGATCGATATCTGTCCTGGAATGACCATGGCACCCTGCTTAAACAGGTGATCACCGCCACGCTTTATTTGATTTTGTAGGATTGACTGGAGTTGGGTTAACTCACGTGCCTGAACCGCAAAACTTGGACGAAACAAAATTCTATGGAATTTATTGTCTTCATCGAAATCATCATTATATGGTTCTGTGTTGAAATCTAGCATTTGTTATTTTCTCTTACTTTATGTAAAGTATATTTATTCTTAGAATCTGATAATGGTTCTAAGCGTCACTGACTGATCTGCCGTTGGAGTAAACCCAGACTTGTTATCAATAAAAAGTAGGTCACCCGAATATTTATCTCCTGTTGGAGGAGTTACTGCACTGGCAGTAAAAGTATTTCCACCAGTACCCACAAACGTAGTTCCAATTGCTGGAACGTAGTTATCCAAAGATTGAGCTAAAATAGCAACACCAGTGTTACTAACAATTCTAAATCGTTTAGTTGTACTGGCTACTGTAATAATTGAATCTGCTGGGAAAAATGTAGTGCTGATAGTCCCACCAATAGCCCAACAGCCAGAAGCAAGAATATTAGTGAGAGCATACGTATTGTTATATTGTCTTGGATTTTTAAGAATTCCAGCTTGACGGTAATCGTTATTTACATCGAATCCCTGATTTTTATCTGCTGAAATATTACTGTAAAACATAAGAGTTCTAGCATATAAGTTGGTCAACGCATTTTTGCCATGACCACCATAAGGACTAATAATTGGACGAACTCTAGCACCGTATCCATTACCAGTGATAGTAGCAGTTGCGTAACGATATCCACTTCCATAATTAGTCATGGTAATTTTTGTAATAACACCATTTACAATAACAGCAGTAGCTGTTGCTCCTGTTCCATCACCAACAATAGTAACAGTGGCAGAAGCATAACCGTAGCCTCCAGAAATCACTTCTATAGCCATAAGTCTAGCATCAACAGTTAACAACTCAATATTTGCTTGAAGTGTATTAATATCACCTGGAGATAAGTCTGCAGAAATTTGAGCACTTGTACCATCACCAGTAACAGTTAATGTAGCATAAGAATAACCAACACCACCATCATCTACAATAACAGAAGAAAGTTGTCCGTTCTCAAAAAACGGAACAAGTTTAGCCTCAGATTTAATTCCTTGGAATGTAATACTAGCACCTGATCCAGTTAATGATCCAATGGTAACACCAGGATTAGCAAGAGAATAACCAGATCCATACTTCAATGATGCAGTGGCAGTTATTTTTTCCCCTGCATACAGCAAAGTGGCAGTTCCATCAGTGGCAGATCCTGTAATATGCACTGGTGCCGTAGAACCAGTAGTTCCTGCAGCTGTTACAGTGTATAAACGATTTGAGAAAAAAACTTGTTGATTTAATGTAAGAGCAGTACTTGCTGTCCACTGAGTACCAAATGTAACAGTTGGTGCAGACATATACCCATATCCAGCATCTGTGTGGACAATTTTAGATAATCTACCACCTTGCATAACTGCAACGGCAGTAGCCCGACCTGCATTATATGTAAATGTTTGCGTTCCTGTGCCAGCTGATGTCAGATTTATTGCAGTTCCTGCCACGGCATTACTATATGAAGTGGCTAATTTAATTGTATTTTGTGAATTGCGGATAATATAATAAGTCTGTCCAGTAGAAAGACCACCAATAGCAGCAGTTCCTTCAGTATAAACAATAGCATCACCAGTTTGTAATGGATGCAAATCAGATAGTGTTATAACTTCAGTAGAAGTATTTACAGAGGATGCTGACGTATAAAATGGAGCAGAAATAGTAATAGGTGGAACCGATCTATATCCACTACCGAAAGATGAAATTTCAATCTCTCTAACCATGGCATACATTTTTACAGCTGTAATAACACCACTTGCTACAGTTACATCGCCAGTAGCTGTTGTTCCAAGATATTTAAGCCCTGCAGTACCATTTGATGCCTCACCTGTTTTGTGAACTGGACCAGAACCTCCTGTAGTGCCAGAAACTGTAACTTCATAAATGTTATTTCTGTGCTGTATGCGTTGTCCATTTAACAATAATGTTGATGCTAGCCAAGCAGATGAATTTGGAAATGGTGCTTCAACAATAACTTCAGCATTGCTTTGATAAGATGTTCCACCAGCAGCCAATGAATAATTATTCAAATAAAATGGATCAGATTCTAAGTATCCATCACCCTGAACTAAAATAGAACCAGCAGTATATCCAGTTCCTGCCTGAGCGATACGAACTGTTTGAATATTTCCATTTGAATAAAATTGATTACGAAGAGCAGTTACAATAGGAATATAATCATCTGTTAGAAATTTATTGCGCAAAGCAACTGGTACATTAAACATAAATTTCCACATATAGCCATCTGGGAATGTTATTGGATCAACTGTAGTTCCAATTGGCTTATATGTTGAAGGAGATGCATTATTGTTGTCAAGACATTTATATACGTTAAACTCATCAGTCATGACATAGAAAACAGAATCTTCTAGTTTTTGAGCACCAGATGGAGCAATATTTACAACGGCTGTGCCAGCCGCAGAAATACCTGCATTACTAACAGCAGCAATATGCACAGATGGTATGGCAGTATATCCAGTACCACGTGATGTGACTTCAATGTCAATAACTTGACCATCAAGAATTGATGCTGTTGCCGCTGCACCAGTACCACCACCATCACTAACAACTACATGCTTAAGTGAAGAAGAACCATTAGCTACTGTAGAACCATTAACATGAACAGGTGCTGTGGAACCAGTAGTTCCTGCAGTTGTTACAATATAATATCTGTTGGATATTTTTAAGAATGCGCCAGCCAAAACAGCAGTACTTGCAGTCCACGTAACAGAACCAATAGAACCAATATAAACAGTTGGGGCTAATCCATATCCCAATCCACCACTGGTTAGATTGATACCTTGCACTTCTTTACTGTATTCATCATCATATGAATCATAAACAGTGCCAGAAACCCAATCATACCTTTCAACTACATAAGATACATCAGTTGGTTTAATTTCTTTTAGAGTTATAATTTCATTGCGTGTATTTTGCTCATAATCAAAACTATCAATCGGCAATGGTGGAGTGAACTCATCTTCCCACGCAAGAGTTTTTCCTAAGAAATAGTAATATCTTGAATTTCTATTTACAATTTCATTGTAAATACCTTCTGCAACAGACTTATGCAGAACAGTTTTGATCAGGGAAGATTGAGTCGCCATTTATATGCTTCTAATTAACTTACAGTGATAACCCAAGTGATAGCAATAGAATCACCTGAGGCTTTGTTAACAACAGGGAATGTTGTTCTGCACAACATAGTACCACTGGAAGAAGCATTTAAAATAGCAGCTTCAGTAATAGCACCAGTTCCTGTACCTGCTGGGAAAGTAGCGGTTGCTGTTACCGTATTTGTGCTAGCAGAGAAAGAAGAAACTCCAACACGTCCAGCTTCTGTTCCAAGAGTAGTATCACCAGCAGCAGGTGAACCTGTACCAGTACCAATAGCCATGTGACTCATTATAGTAGCAGAGTTACTAGCCATGCGAGATGCAATGTAGTTTTTACCCACAGTAACAACTAAGTTAGGTACATCAAACTTCTGTTTAACATTGCCTTGATAGTCTTTGACTGTTACTGTTAGTGCACCTTTTGCATTAAGTGTTTCATTTAAATCCATATATTTCTCCTTGATTTGGCGTTGTCTGAATTATTATTTATCACACCAACGAAACTGTGATAGTAGGTGTGCGTTCAACATAATCGGAATCAAAGTACTCTAGATTTTCATTACCTAAACCAAAGTACTCGGTATATGTTGTAAAGTCAAGTGCTTGTTGAACGTCTGCGATAGATTTCACCATCGCTATTGACAGTGATTCTTGTATAGAAATATTCTCTAGTAGTTCCTTACTATTATTTATGTTGATGGAATCAGTGAAGCTGATAGAGTCTTCGTATTTATTCCATGCAGTTACATCATAAATTGGTATTGTAAAGTTTTGAGTAGCCCCACTAAAAGAATCTATGTGTGTCCAGAAAAGATTTCCTGTATTAGATGCTACTACACTTTCTAGGAAATTACCCTTAGTTATAAGTTTAGTCTGTGTATCAGGTACAGTTACGCTGGTAGATTCTGTATTTCCATCATAATCTAACTGAGAACCAAGACCTTTGCTAACATCCTTAATCGAAGAGTCATCAGTTTGCACTTGATCTTGTTCGAATAGTGAGAATATCTTCATCAAGAATTCTAAAGATGAACTTATATCAAAGTCATTTCTGATATCATACTCTCCAAACAATGCCATACCAGAAGGGTGAATCAAAGTCTTGACGGCAGACTTATATGTTTCTAGCTTCTCATTGATCTTTAAAACGTATGAAAACGCTTGATAGTATTTACTATCTTGAATAAAAATAGCATCATCTAAGAAACCATCATTATTTTGATAGTATCCTGGATATTTGGTTAATGGACCGAGATCAATCTTAACAATACACACTGTATCTGGGTCAGTGTTTTCTTGTGTAGTTTGAACATAGAATTGACGAACAATTTCACCAGAATAAGAACCATCAATAGCAGGACCAAATACTCTTGTATATTCTAAAGTGGCAGTTCCATTGCTTGCAGTGCCAGATAGATGAGATGGTGGTGTAGAAGAAGTTGTACCAGCGACAGTTACTGTATAGAGTCTATCATTATAGAAGTATGTTTGCCCAACTGTAACTGGCAGTAAAGGTAACCACAAATCACCAACGTCTACTGAATAATCTGAAAGGTTAATATAACCTTGCTCATCAATAGTATTAAGTGTTTCTGAAATAGAATAGTTATATCTAGTGCCTACAATGGCAGTTGCAGTTGCGCCAGAACCACCACCTCCAGAAATACTAACTGTTGGAACGCTAGTATAACCAGTACCACCATTACTAATATTAATCTTAGTAATAACCCCAGCAGTTCGCTCAACAGAAAGAACTGTAGCACGTGTGGTATATCCACCATCATTAAATTGTACAGTGGGAGTGCTGGTGTAACCAGTACCGCCATTAGTGATAGTTACACCAGTAACTGCATTTTGATAAGTGCTAATATTTAAAGAAGATAAAGGTGCGGTATTAGTAGATGTTGAGTCGTTAATAGAAACTAAACTTGTTGTGAAATCTGTGTCATAACCAACACCATACTTAACAAATTCAGCAGAAACAATACCACCATTGATATCAACAGTTTTAACCTTTAAAACAGAACCAGTGCCATTACCATTCCTAATATTAAAAAGCTGTCCAGGTCTGAAGTTTTCACCAGCCTGTAGAATAGAAATTTTAGAAGTTGTTGAAACGATTGTGGCATCAAAAATACCTTCGTAACGAATTCTATCATTTATATTAATATCACCAAAGAATCTACGATCAATATAAAACTCATATGTATCTGGTGAAATTTGAACATAACGATCTATTTCAATCTCAACGTCTTGTCTACGATCAACAAGAACTCGAATAATTTTATTCGGTGTTACGACATCAATTAAACGTCCAACAACATCATCTGGATTACCTACGTTAACTCTGGCGAAAATTGAAACGTCTTGAATCCATTTACCATCAGAAGCACGAAGAACCTGAGTTCCAGGATATTGAACAGATACATTTTTATTGAACAATAAACGAAACAAAAATTTATAAGATAATTCAGAACCTTTAGATAAATGGTGGTCTTTAATTCTTGATAAATTAAATCTTTCTCTATCTTGCCCAAATGCATAAATTGGGGAATTTGGAGCAACTTCATCTTTAAAGAATTCGATAAAACTATCAAGGGTTTTATCGATATCTCTAATTGTAAATAAATCTGCTTGAGTAGTTTCTAGGTATTCATAATATGCTTGTAAAAAAGCAACGAATGTAGGATAATCCTCCCTGATAAATTCAGGGAGTTGACTAGCTACTAAACTAGAGATCTTTGGTTTTGTGATAGCCATTATGAGCGACTTGTAGTGAATGCGTAGTTCTTACCTGCACGTAGATCACCATTGATTGTTTCATCGGCAATAGCAGTAATTGTTAAATGGTCACGTGCAATTTCAGCAATTTGATCATAAGCTGATACCACATCATATGATGATGGACGAATTGAAATTTCAAAATCAATATCAGCAATGGCAGTAATATGTAAATTGCTGATATTGATTAAGCCAGCTGCGTAATCAACAGTGCCAATTTGTGGGTTTACAATAATTTTATCAGCAGATGAGCCAATATAATATAAACGAATATAACCAGCACCATCATCATCTAGGTAGTGAATAGTATCGCTACCGTAAATAAAGAATCCAGTAGAGTAAATATTATTTTGAGCTAAACCAGTTGTGTAAATTGGATTGATAATATCAATAATGTATTGTGCACTTACGTTATAACGTGGAGCCACTTTACGACGAATCAATACTGTCGTATTATTATTGATGATACCCTTTTCACAAGTATCAATCAATCGACTTAATTTAGAGTGACGGAATATGCCGTCAAATCTTTGCAGGTCGTCATCGTCATATTTAATTACAGCATTGTTTACAATTGTCTGAATCTCTTTGGCACTACGAGTAGTTTCACGTGGGTTGTAATATACAGTAATGTTTAAAGCAATATTTAAATAATCTGGATCGATAATTTCTGGAGTTACAGAAACCACATTTTTGTTAGCAAGAATAGTATTTACAATATCAGATTTTTGCTGTGTTGTTAGTTTTGTTGCACTTTTAGGTTTAACACAAATAAATGTTTTACCATAAACAGGAGGATTATTATCCTCACCACCCCACACACCAACTGATTTTGCCTCAGCAAAATTAGCATAGATAAGTGCTTTGTAATCTTCTGTAGTAACTGCACGATTTTGAGCAGCATAAATTTTTGGAGCATTAAAACGAATAGAATCGATACCTTCTGGACCAGAACCACCCGAAGCAATACTGGTAATTACTACGGAAACTACAGAACCTGAATATGGTGGGTCACCAGCAAAAGTAAAAGAACGTGCGCCATTGGCTGCATCCAAATTTGAAACAATATAATTAACTTCAACTACGTTACCATTAGTTAATGCAGCACTAAGAACCCCATCACCAAAAACTAATTCGTATAAACCATCATCTATTTCTTTAATAAAATATGCTCTAATTGTTGGATCAAGACCCACCAATGAAGATGCATTAGTGAATGTTTTAAAATCTGAACTTGTTGAATTTTCTTGAACACGTACGGAAACTGTATCTAAATCTACATTAGCATTCGGAATAATGTATCTTGTTCCAGTAGATACATTAAATCTAAATGATAGTTGTGTTCCTTCAATTAATGTTACACCTGTTGCAGTATAAACATTAGATGCTCCAGAAATACTTATAGCTTCTTTGTTGTAAAAATTATATGGTTGTCCATTAACAACTGTATTGAATGGACTATATTGTGGAATAGATACTAAACTTGGACCAGTTGAGGCTGAGGTGATTGTTAAATTAGCAACTGCCTCTGCACATTTGGCGGATCGTGGAGTATATCCAAGAGTTTTAGCAAGTGAAACTACGCTATTTCTTTTAATAGCAGAATCAAGAAACATCTCATTAACCGCTAAGTTATTATACAAAGCATTGTAATGAGTATTGTAAGCCAGAATATCTAAAATTACAGAAAGACCAGAACCTTCAAAGTCATAGTCTTGAAACTCTGTTTGTGCCTGTAAGAATGTTTTTAAGTTAGCTTTGATAGCATCAAAGTCTAATTCTGTTACGTTGATTTTCTTATTGTTAGCCATTTATCGTGTTCTTTCCAGTACCAAATCCACACTTAATGGTCGTTCGGTATTAATTATTTTAAAATCTATTTTTACGGAAACCGCATTATCATCTGGATTATATGAAACAGCAACTTCAGTCACTGTAACTCTCGGTTCAAAACTTTGAATCATATCAAAAATAGCACGTCGAATAGAAGCTGATGTTAATGGAGACTGTGGTTCGAACAACATCGCACGAATAGGAGAACCGATTTCACTATGAAATGGTCTCTCATAGTTAGATGTTAAAATTAGGTTTTTAAGTGCAGTCTTTACTGCATTCTCATCATATCTACGTGTTATGTCCTTCGTCACTGGGTGAGCAGTAAAGTTCAAGTCGATATCTGAGAAGATTCTTGTATTTCGTGTCATCTTATTATTTATGCCTTATGCTGCAAAAACATTCTGAGATCCTTGAGTTAATGTGTTATCTCCAGCAGAATCTCCAATTCTAGCAACTGGTTGCCCACCAATAAAAACTTTACCAGATCCACTAGAAACTGATGATACATCTGGGGTACATCCTGACTTTGGATGTACTGATATTGCTGAACCGATAACTGCAATAAGAATTCCATTGGCGAAAACGCTACTGCCATTAGCACCAGCGATAGAAGTCTTCATTGGCATACGACATTTATAACCAGTTCCGTCTGGAGATAAAACACTATCGCCCTGTCTTGATACTGATGGCATTATTTAAGTCCCTGAGTTTTTAAGTAAAGAATATTATTAATTGCAGTTTGATATCTCCAAACAACCCATTGGTGTAGATCAACTTGTTCGACTGTGTTGTTAACAGAAGGAATGAGAGCATTAGGATCTGGTGGGATAGTAACAGTTAATGGATATAAAAATTCAGTTAATACTGGATTTGGTTTCTCATATCTATTTAAAGACCAAAATGGAGTAGTAGTATCAAATGGTAAAATTTGACTACTATAATCAGTCAAAGAAAATTCATAGTACTGATCTTGAAAAACATTAGTTACTGGTCCTTCAAGTTTCATCGTATAACCATTTATTTTAGTATAAGTTAATCCATGATTAGCCCAAACAAAAGATGTAGTATGATTAACTGCATTCTGATAAGTAAACTCACCAGTCATGGGGTCAGTATATTTACCCTGAATCGTTATGGTAGTGGTAAAGTAAGTATACTCATATACAGACTTGATATAATTACTTGGAACTCCACCTGTACCTTCCACTGGATCTACCATTTGATCTAAAGGATCTCCTGGGATCGTTTCGAACCCACTCTCAGCTGAGTATGTAAATTTAATAGCCATTATACCAACACAAACCCACCTGTTGGGAATGTTCCTGCATAGGTAGCATGATGATTCATTGTAAACATATGTCCTTTGTTTCCAGCTGGTCTACATGAAACGTGAATCCAATATTGAGATCCATTATACTCCATAATAACTTGATTCCATGAAGGTAGTAGTTTAACAATCTCGTTACATATTTTATATGTTTCTGCCTTACCACCTGGGAACACAATATCAGCTGCACAACCAATTGGGTGATCACCACCTTCTTTCTGCGTACCTCCTAAATCTCCTGGAGCACCACCGAATGGTGGACGACGGAAAGCAGAAGTAATAGTGAATGCTCCAAATTTATCACGGATCGGATCAAGAACTTTCTCAGCCAACACTCTCATGTTACAAACAATTTCTTGCGGTGTAATATTTCCACCATTAACATTATAAGTTACACGTGGAATGCGCACACCACCTTTGGTTAAATCACCAAGAGTAAAGTGTTTAGATAATTTCATTCCAGCAGTGTATTGATCTGCTGGCATATTTCTAATTGCATCTAAACCAGCAACAGATCCTGGAGAAGTAGCAGAGTTTGCTGCTGGCTTTTCTTTCTGTGTTGAATATTTACTACCCTCAATATCAGATTTACTAACTTCGTTATTTTCAATCTTTCTATTCGCATACGCAGTAGAATTGCCAGTATCTGGGGAGTCAAAACCAGTTTCTGAACCACGAGTTGCTAATCCTGGTTTTGGTAAATTAGAAACACCACTGGTACCACGTGTTTCAATTGGTAACTCTAAGTCAGCCTGTCCAGATTTTTTAGCTTCTAAGGCGGCAGTACCTTCTCCTGCAGTACCAGCTTCACCTGCACTACCAGCACTAGCAGAAGAACCATTTGCAATATCAACAATGCCACCATCGATATATGTATTACTTCCCTGTAAACTCAAGTCTCCACCAGCTTCAACATTAGTGACATCACTAGATTTAATATTTAATTCACTATCAGCTTCTGCATTCAAGTTTGCACCTGACTTTAAGTTAAGGTCATCAGTAGATTCTGTATTTAAGTTCGCACCTGACTTTAAGTTAAGGTCATCAGTAGATTCTATATTTACCATTTTTTCTGACAGTAAGTTAATATCTTCTGCAGCTTGAATATTGACTTTCTTACTATCTGACACGAGATTAATACTATTTTCCGCACCAATGAATACACCAGATCCTGTACCTTTAATATTAATATCAGCTTCTGCTTCCAAGAACATACCAGCTTCTGATTTGATATTCATGTCTTTGGTAGACATTATATTTAATCCAGTGGCTGCTTTTAAGTTAAGTTGGCCAGCAGATTCAATATTTACCTTATTGGCTTTTAGGTTAAATTCACCACCAACAGCTAAGTTTGAATTTCCACTGATGTTAATGTTAGCGTCATTATAGATGTTAATCTTAGCAGCACCAGAAACTTCTAAGTTAAAGATGTTATCTGTACGAACATTCAACGCACCATCAACAGTTACATTCATGGCACCTACAACATAAACATGTCCATTACGTTCAATGATTTCATATCCATCACCAACAATACGATTTACTTGAGTGCCGTTTGCATCCCATTCAATAAATGATCCTGTTTTATGATAGAAGTGAATACGTTCAGATCCAGGAGTGTCATCAAACTCCATTACGTGACCCGATTCAGTTTCTGTAACTTTGTTATATGGGTAAGTTGCGTTGTATGGAACAGGAGATTGATCCCATGTTCCACCATTGGCAATCTTAATACCCATTTTCATGGCTGCTTCTTTTTTAACAACGTATGTTCTACCTAAATTATTTCCAGCAGCGAGACGATTAGTATCAGGTTCATTTTTATATTTTGGATATACGCCATTTGGATCTTGGAATCCAAGATTTGGATCAACTGGGAGACCAGTACTAATAGTACCATCAGCATTTGGCATACCTACTGCTTCAACAGTAGTTGTAGTTGGTTCACCCTCAGCTTCTAATTTAGTAAGAAGACTTTTAGCTTGACCAACAGGAGAGTTTGCTATTTTAACCAACTCATTTAGAATAGAATCTTTAGTTGGATTTGCAATTCCTAGTTTAGAAACCAATTCAGTAACAGATCCAGAAACATTACTAATACCAAGATTTGAAGCAATGTCTGTTATGGACCCACCAAAACTAGACAGAGAATTTAATTTTGCAGCAAACAATGATTCTACATTACTTGCTTGGTTAATTGCACCACTTATCTGATTGGTAATAGCTGTAAAGGGATTGGCGATACCACCGCCTCCAAGATTTGAAATCTGAGCATTTAAACTATTTGCAATATTGGGTGGTAATATGTTACCACTAGCGTCAAGGATATTAGTTTTAAGACCACCAAGATTATCATTGGCAAAACTTGTAACAGTTGCAGATAAATCGCCAAATTGTGAAGTAAGCTGATCTGTTAATCCACCACTTAAATCAGATAGCGAAGCACCAATATCAAAAGTGTTTACTAGATCTGTATACTGAGAAATTTGATCAGTAATATTACCCACCAAATCTGTAGGTAATGATCCAAGGATACCATCTAAACCAAATCCTGATAGCCCTTCTAAACCACCAATTGAATCTAATCCTGCAATACTGCCTAAATCAAACCCACCAAGATCGAGTCCACCAATATCAAGACCACCAAGTCCACCATCAGTAGCACTCTCAGCTTCTCTTGGAGTTGACTCTGCTGAATCGTCTTTTGGCGTTGCTTTAACTACACCATAGTAGTCAGTACCCATTTCAATCTTATCACCACCACCAATTGATGCAGTAGCTGCAGCTTTCTTGGAAGTGTTTCTAAAAGTCCATTCTTGTTGCAGAGTCGACTTTACAAGACTCCATGGAGTTTTTACTTTATTACCAGATTTTGCATATCTTCCGTTTTCACCACCATATGGGAATCCTGGATAATCTGGATCTTCAAGTGAAGCAAATTCAGCAGCCAAAGATCTGCCAGCTTCCTTTATCAATTGTTCATTACTTTGATTTGGATTGCGATAGTAAGCAACTAACTTTGGTCGTTTGCGTGCAATCAAATATTCTTGACAGATTAAATCTTGAACACGTTCATTGAATGTTGTTTCAACATCAATGTTAAGTGACGTACATGCTTCTCTTAAAGTTGTAGGAATACATTGATATTTACCTACCGCAAATAATCTATCTGGAGAATTTGGACTTAGTGCTTGAGCTGCCATAATATCTTTGATGGGCATCTTCGTCAAAGATAGTTTTTGTCCACCAACAGTGCCAGTTCCAGGTTTTGCTCCACTGCCACGATTAAATGCATCATAACCTGCAGAACCAGACTCACCTTTAGAAATAAGTTCTGCAAGTGGACCAGTGATACTATCTTCTGATTCTCCAACATTGGCTGGAGTATTATTGTCTACACGAGCAGCTGCATCACGTTCTGGTTGAGTATAATTATCATTATTAGAAAGATCAACATTACCAGAAGCATCAACTGAATTAACTGAAACATTACCAGCTTCTAAGGCTTCTGGTGTTTGGAATGCTCCACCCAGTGTTCCCAACATCATAGGTTGTTGGTTTTCTGAATCCATAAAGGTAATTAATACCCATGAACCCTCAACTGGACCAATTGGTGCTGCGCCAATACCAGAAGTACCAGCTGATGTAATAGGTGTTACTGGATATGCCCAAGGTAAATCAGTTGTTGGCAAATGAACTTTATTTTCAGTATGCAAACCAACAATTCGTACTTGACATCTTCCAAGTTTTAGGGGGTCGAATCTATTCTCAACACACCCTGTGTATAATTTCATCATTTGGATCTTCCATTCATATTCTTCAGCATAGATTCTTTAAATAGTTCCATGACACATTCGTGTTTTTCTCTATCGATATAATGATTTATGGCGCCAATAATATAAGCACCAGATATAACTTCGTCTCGTGTATTTGTTTCACCTTTTTTCATAGGCTCTATTCTATCTACATTAATAATAACTTTCTGCCCAACTGTATAATCTGTTCTTCCTGGAACTGTGATTTCAATTTTATTGGCATCTGCCTGTCTCATTACAGAAATTCGTTTCTGTAAAAAACTGGCATTAGTCACATCTTTCTCATTAGTGAAACTGCCATAATAAGTTGGCTTGTTAATAATCATCGCACTTGGGCGATAAATTGCATTGGCAGAAATTGATGAATGCGGGTTCAGGTGTTTCTGTTTCTCAAACTCAGTTTTAATGTCATAGTTATTTACAAAAACAGTTTTAGTTGTGATATCAAATGAGTATTGTTTTGATGCATACATACCTTCTTGGGTATTTTTCATATAATCATACACAGTTGGAATTCTCAATTCTTTAATACGCTTGTATTGTTCTGATGGATTATTAATAGTTTGTCCACCTGTAAGTTCATCACGCTTGTAATTATCATACACAAACTCTTGAACTACATCATTGTTAGTATAAAGAGTCTCAAGTGAAACAAAGTTAAATCCTGCTCTATTTTCATAAAATACAAATGTTGGTGAATCATTAGTATTCAGCGAATGATCAGACAAATAATTCAAACACTTAACTGGATTCCAATAATTAGAAATAAACTTAGTTGAGTTTTTAGTCTCTTCAATAAAAATCTTACGTTTGATTTGAAGACCAAAGTCTTTATCTTCCATAAGAGTTTTAGCAATCTCTGAACATCTACCTGAGTATGCTTTACTAATTCTTTTATTTAAATCAATAACAGCTTCTTGAGTGATAAAGTGTAATTCATAAACAACACTACGATCACCAACAATTTCACGATCTGCCATTTTAAAGATATAAAAATTACCATCAATCTTAGATCCTTTAAGTGTTGGAGTTGATACTCGTAATTGAAGAAATTCTTCTCCAGAAAAAGGAAATAAGTTTAACAAATCTAGAGAATCTTTAATAACTAAAGAACCAGTAATGAATGGTGAGAATAAATCTTCAAATATCTGAAGACCAACAACTTGGTTAGTAATTTCCTGTGTGAATCCTGATGATGTGGTAATACTGACTTTCTCAATATTAACATCACCAGCAAAGCGCAGGTATTCTGAAGATCTTTGTACCATTATAATACGTCGCTAAATTGTTGAACTATCTTATCTAATAATTGTGAAGAAATAACTTTAATTCTACGTTTAGATTCATTAAGAAGTTCTTCGTATGCAGTATTTGATACTGGCTGTGCATCTGGATCAGTAGAATTAACAGTATACCCCATTGAATTTTCGTAGTGATGTGCATTTAATGCATTACCTATACCATACTTATCTGTAATATATTGAGTCAATGCTGTATAAGTTAATGGGAAATCTTTAACATAATCGTAGCGACCATTCACGAGCATAATGATCCAGTGATACTGAGAATTGCCGTAAAGTTTCTCAGCAACAATTTCTGGAGTTTCACCTTCTTTTATATCATACTCATCATATAAAGTTACGTTAGAAAGAATTTCTTTTCTGAATCTTACATTGCGAGTAATATCAGAAACGATAAGAACCTTTCGTTCTCCATTTATATCAAAGTCATAAGCGAATTTTGGAAAGTTTTCGAAGTACATTACATACCTGCCTTAATCTTATCTTTGTCCATAAGAGAAAGTTCTCTAAATGTCATTTGGACGTTAATTTGCGTAGGTGAACCATCAGCAAACGTATTGAATGCCGCATTTGGCGTGTAGTTAATTGCCATCTCTGTCAATACACAACTCGTGTGTCGATGGATATTTGTATTCTCTACACCATTTGAATAATATGAAATGTCAAATTCTGATGGGTATACATATAAGAATTTATTAGTATCTTTAAATTCTGGGTGCATGTGAAGTTTGAACGTATTAATAATATTTTGTACGTTCTGAGATTCAGAAGAATCACGTGGAAAGAATTGATACTCAAATTGGAATGTTCGGAAATCAACACCTTTGAATACTTGTTCTTTTCGAGGATTGGCTGCTAAACCAGTAGCCGCAGAAACTGTACCCGCATTTGGACCAAATGCCAAACCTAATGCTGCTGCACCAGTTTTTGCTTCATCAACTAACTGTCCACCACTAAAATTACCAATAGCTTTTAATGCTGCTTCACCAAGTAATGGAGCCATAACAGCAGTGGCAGTTTCTTCTTCAGAGTATTGAACTCCATATCGAATGTTAAGTTGATTGGGAACATGTAAAGCAATAGCAGTTCTTAGTCGTTTCTGAGCACGTGAAGCAGTTCCAGCAATTGATGCGGCAGCACCCAATCCAATAGCACCTGGAGCGGCAGCTACAGCTGCGCCAGCAACTGCTTTACCGAAAGCGAAACCACCAGCAATGGCACCCTTTAGCGCAGTACCAGCCACTGCACCTACAACTAATCCTCCC